TGTAATTTTAAGATTAACGGAGGGCGGTACCGCTAGTGCCGATAGCGATTATGACGAAAGCGCTAAACAACCTAGAAGTGATACAACTTTTAGCGATTTAGCCGATACTAATAGAGATATGTTTGTTCTATCGGGTAGTTTAAATAATACCGTAGGTAAAGGTTTTAACGCCGTAGTAAATATTTTTAACGCTAATAATAGCGGTCTATATACGTACGTAACTATAGAAACTTGTTATATGGCCGAAGACGGTTCTACATTTTTAGGAATACAAGGAGGGGGCGTTTATACCCAAACTACCGCCGTTGACGGTATAGAAATTACTTTAGAGGGACCCGTTTCTAATATAGCGTCGGGTAGTATAGCTTTATACGAGGTACTAGCGTGAGCGACTACGGTTATATACCCAATCCACCAGAACAAAGTTTTGGTCAAAATTCAGGAATATTGACGCCTAAAGATATTTATGACTTAACAAGAGCGGATAAATATACAAACTATGGACAATTAGAATTAATACAAACACAAGAAATATCTAGTGCGGTTGCGCAAGTAGATTTTACCGCAATACAAGAAGATAAATACAACGTACATTTTGTAACTTGGAACGGAATAGAAGTTGCAAGTAATAATAATTATATTGGGGCAAGGTTATCTAATGACGGTGGTAGTTCATACGAAAGTTCAAATTACCAATACGCTTTACAGTATTTAGGAACGGCAGGAATTACGGGGTCATTAGCTAATACAAGTGATAGCGCTTTAGAATATTTTAGTTGGGGTGATAGTGGAGATACTAAAAGCGGATTTATTTATTTTTATAATTTAGGTAACCCAGCAAAAATGTCGCATACAACCCAACTTAGTACAGTAAATATTGAAGCTAGTTATGGAAGTGGTTTTTGTTATTACGGATCTCAAGTCTATACACAAAAAGAAAAAATTAATGCTATAAGATTTTTAAACTACAATACAAGTGGTAATTTTGAAAACAAAGGTACGTTTAGCTTGTACGGAATTAGAGAATACGCATAATGGCGACAAACTTACAGTTAATTAAAACAATATCGGCTTATAGCGTAAATACTTTAAGTATTACAAATTGCTTTTCTTCTACTTATGATGTTTATAAAATTGTTGGAAGTATACCTAGATATAATGCAACTGATACAAATGTAATTGATTTTAGAATACAGTTTATTGATAGTGCGGGTAGCGTAATTAGTGGAAGTGAATATGGAACGGCACGCCACACAATGAAAGCTGAAAGTAGTTATGATGACGATAAACAAGCTAGTTCAACTTATATGTATGGTGCTTTATTAGTTGGTAACTATGATAGCGGGGGTATGGTAGGTTATGTTTATAATCCAAATGACAGTTCTTGTTATACGCAAATGGTAAGTGCGGGTGCTGGCGGATATGATACGGGCAATAATAGATTTAGGGGTGCTAGACAAATAGGCGTTCATAAAAACGCGGAACAAATAACAGGCATACATTTTTTAAGTTCAAGTGGAAGTTTAAATTTTGATGTACGATTTTCTATATATGGGGTCAAATAATGGCGGGTAGTTTAATTAAAATTGCTAGTGCAAGTACAAGTTCTAACGTATCAACTATTGATATAGGTGGCTCTAGTTGGGATAATTCTTATAATGTTTATGTTGTTAATGTTTACAATTTAAAACAAAGCGGAACAGATGAAGTAAGATTAAAAACAAGAATTTTAAAAAGTGATAATTCCGCCGATACAACTTCAAACTACGACTTAGCTTATGAGGGTTTACGTACTGGTGCCGGTTTTGATTTTTTAGCAGATAGTAACCAAGACGCTTGGAGTAATTCAACTTATTTATTTAAAGGTAATGCAAGTTATGGGGCAAGCGTAACTTTTTACCTTTTTCAATTTAATGACGCTAATGAGCATAATCAAATAACTACGGAGGGAGTTGGTTATGGTTATGACGGTACGGAAACTATGGGTACGGTTGGCGGAGCCGTTCATACGGTAAACCAAGTTGCTAAAGGATTACAATTTTCACTAACAACCGATAGTATTGCAAGCGTAAATATTGACTTGTTTGGTTTAAAAAAATAAAAATAAGAAATAAATGTCATATTACGTAAAAACCTGGACGATCGTCGTAAAATTATAATTATGACAGAAGAACAAGCTTTAGAGCAAGCTACCCAAGAAATAGAAGACGCTAAACCTTTATACGCGCAAGTAAATAATGAACGTAGAGAATTTACCGACGCTGAATATGACCAATCTATCATAGATAGAAAAAATAGTATATTAGATGAATATAATAATGGTTATAAAAAAGATAGACAACAAGCATATTTACCGATTGCGGAGCAGTTAGATATGCAATATTGGGATAGCGTAAACGGTACTACCGATTGGGTTGACCATATAGAAAAAGTTAAAGCAGATTTTCCTAAACCTAGCTAACACTTAAAATATCACGGAAAAAAATGACGATCGTCGTTGAAGTATAATATTTTGTTATGAGCGATAACTATACCCAAAAGGAAATGATAAATAAAGTTATGATTAACGTTGACAAAATTTTTGACAAGATAGATGAAATACGTATGGATTTAGCCAAAAGGCCTACGCGCCAAGAAATATACGGGTGGATAATAGCCGGTATAAGCGTAGCTACGCTAATTACGGTATTGATGTGAAAGCAACCGTAAACTTATCTCAAATATTGCAAGGCGGTTTAGCTGCTTTAGTTGGTTGGTTATTTAAAACCGTTAACGATATGCAACAACAAGTAGCAACTTTAAACGCACAAGTAAACGCTTACCAAGAAAGTATTAGCGGGTTTAATCAAAATTTAATAATTATAGAAGAAGTAATTAGAGAAATTTTATTTAAGGTTGGTGGCTAATGGATTGTTGCGGTAACGGTTGTTGCGGGGGTAAATAAAAGCCGTTAAAGTTGTACTATGGACGCTTTAATAGTAATAATTGCTTTATTTGGGATAAATTACCTAAGTTGGTATTTAATTAAAAACGATAAAATTTGACATAGTTGCTGACTATACTAAAAGTAACTTATATGGTAAATATAGATTTTGATAGTTACGTTACAAGTAAAGTAAACCCTAAAAAGTTTGAAATTGCGTACCCAAAAGAAACCCAAGAAATTATAGATTTACTTAAACACGCCCATAAAGTTAAACAAGCTAACCCTAGAGCTTTGGAATATAATTATAGAACAATAGCTCAATATTGCGTAGATGTTAAAGGTTATACTATGGTAGCTAACGAAAGTTTACGTAAAATTATAAGTAGGATAGCAAAAGCTAATAGTTGTGAATTATGAATTTAGACGATTTTGTACAATCCCGGAAAGATGTACCTACCAGTAAAGGCAAAAAGATTAAACCGAGCGCGGACTGGGTACCGGGCGTAGAAATAAAAGGCGGTAGGGGTAGTATAACTACCAACGCTATACCAAAAGGAAACCCAAACTGGAACGATTGGATTGATTATTGGTTAGGTAAAGGGGCTAGTAAAGATTTTTACGTAAGAGAAGATGAGCCGGTAAATTTTCGTACTTGGGACGGTTGGGGCGAAAACGGTATACAAAAATTTTATTATTTTAAAGCTAACATTTACGCTCGTAAAACTAATAAATACGACGATAAAGAATTAAAAAGATTAATAACTAACGCAAAAAAGAAAAAAGTTGACGATCGTCAAAGAAAAAGTAAAAATAACAAAGCTTTAGTTTTATGTATGAGCGATTGGCAGGTCGGAAAAGAAGGCACCGAAGAAATGTTAGATAGATTTTATAAAAGCTTAGATAACATAGATAAACATATAAAACATTTACGTAAAAAATATAACGATTTAGATAAGTTAATAATTGTTGGGTTAGGAGATCTCGTTGAAAGTTGTTCCGGCCACTACGCTATGCAAACGTTTACTACCGTACTTGATGAGCGACAACAAAAAACTTTAGCCCGGCAAATGTTACTAGATGTATTTAATAAATTTAGTAAAGATTTTAACGAGGTACTTGGATTATGCGCCTTAGGTAATCACGGAGAAAAAAGAATAGGCACTAAAGCTTATACAACCTTTGGGGATAATAAAGACGGCGAACTTTTTGATGAAGTAGCCCAAGTATTAAAAGCCGACCCTAGTAAAAAGCACGTTAAATTTACAATACCCGACCAAAGTTTGGCCTATAGCGTAGAAGTTTTACCCGGTACGGTACTTACTATTGCGCACGGCCACCAAGCTAAACGCGGAACGACACCGGCTCAAAGAGTTGAAAATTGGTTTAATAAAATGGCTAGTAAGCCAAGTAAGGGCGGATTTTATGCAACTAATATTTTATTAGTTGGCCATTACCACCATTTTTGGACAAAGGAAAGCGAAAGGTTAATGTTGGGAGCAACTACTTTAGATAGCGGTAGCCAATGGTTTGAAGAAAATGGCGGGGAAAAATCCATACCCGGTATAACTACGTTAGTAGTACATAGCAATAAAGATTTAAGAAAATGGAGCGATATAGAGATATTATGAAAACAAGAAGAGGAAGTAGTAAATGGTATTTAGAGTTTTGGGCAAAAGCTTTAGGTAACCAAGATGAATTAATAATTATGAATTTTAACGGTAAAGGTAGGGCGCAAATAAACAAAGAAGTTTTACCGGCCTTTACTTTATTAAATATGTGTTTAGCTGAAGATGATTACATAACGCACCGTAAAGATACGGGCGGTTATAACTTTAGAAAAATAGCAAATAGCGATAGATACAGTTGCCACGCTTATGGTTTAGCGGTTGACATTAATTGGTCATTAAACCCAGTTACTCGGGACGGTACTATTAAAACTAATTTTAAAGATAGTACGATAGCTAAGATTTTAGAAATAAAAACAAAAGACGGCTTGCCGGTTTTTCGTTGGGGCGGTAATTATCGTAGTTACAAAGACCCTATGCACTTTGAAATATTTGTAACACCCGATGAACTAAGTAAAGGTATTATACGTAAAAACTTTGACCAAAAAGAATACGTAAAGTTAGGTTTAGCAAACGCACCTTTACGTAAGGGCAATAAGGGAGATAGCGTTGTACATATACAAAGTTTATTAAACGAGGTATTAACAAAGCGATTAGTAGAAGACGGAGATTTTGGTAACTTAACTTTATCGGCGGTTTTAATTTTTCAAAAAAAAGCCGGGCTGATTGAAGACGGTATTGTTGGGGCTAATACATACGCCAAGCTTTTAGAATTTAGAAACGCAAAAAATATGAAAGAAAGGAGATCGTCTTTTGTCAAATACCAAACAGAATAAAAACTGGAAAGCTTATTGGGGCTTTATGTTATCTAAAGCATTTCGCACGGGGCTGCAAAGCGCAATAAGTTTATATTTAGCAAATAGTACGGGAATTATTTCGGCGGAGATTGTAGAACTTTTAGGGGTGGCTTTTCTAAGTTCATTTATTACAGTTATACAACACGCCTTAGAGCAATATAAACCAAAACAAACTTGGTAATAAAACTCTTTGAGTACTAAGATAACTAAACCGCGATAAATTGCAACCCTAAGTAACTAATCGCATATAAAAAGCCGGGTAAATTTAGTGATTAATAAATGTCTACAAAACCCGGCTTTTTCTTTTGTCAACATAAGGCACAGATTGATTGTGCGCCAAATGGAATATAGGCGAAGTACTATCTAGCCGACCCATTAAAAATA